CTAGGACGTCTCGGCAAGTGTCGAAGAACTGTCGAAATCCGCCAGCGGGTTGAGTCGAATAGCGTCCCGCAGGTACTCCGGCGACAAATGCGCATAGCGCATGGTCATATTCAGCGACGAATGCCCAAGAATCTCTTTCAGCGCCAGGATGTTTCCACCGTTCATCATGAAGTGGGAAGCGAACGTATGGCGTAGCACATGGGTGCACTGTCCTCTTGGCAATACGATACCGCAACGCTTCACCATCCGTGCAAACGCCTCCCGACAAGAGGGAAAGCGATTCCGACCGGCGAAATATTTCTCAAGTCGAGCCTGCAAGTCTGTCGAGATTGGTACGGATCGAACACGCTTTGATTTGGTATTGGAGAAGACCACCGATCCATCCCGGACCATGGGCAGAGTCAACCCTTGCGCTTCCGACCAGCGAGCCCCCGTCGCCAAGCAGACCTCTGAAATCAATGCCAAGTGGGGAAAGGTCGAATAGTCCCGGAGCGCTGACACCAACACCGCTACCTGATCCTTAGACAGGAACGATACAACCGACTGTTGAGGCTTCAACGGCTTGAGACGATCCAAAGGATTCGGATAGTCGATATCGCCGAGCCTACGAAGCTCGGTGAATACTGTTTTCAGATACGAATAGCGAACGTTGATAGACCTAGGTAAAGCGCCCTCCTCCAACTCACGCTTCCTGAACGCGACCAGATCAGCAGTGGTGAACCTCTGCCCCACCGGGTCGCCCAGGCGAGACGCGATCAGCAATAGCAGATTCTTACGACGCCTCCCGCTGGTAATCGAGTGCCCATGCAATTCATACCAACGCTCTATAAGTTCCGACAGCAGTCGCTTATCTTGCTGAACGGGGTTCCACTCCCGCTGTCGCGCATGCTTCGTCCGCACCATCGCCTCGAACCGCTGGGCTTCGCCCTTGGTCTTGAAACGCTTCCTAAAACGCTTGCCTTTGATCGGTTCAACGTCGGCTAGCCAGCGGCCATCCTCAAGCTTAGTGATCGCCATCAGATCGCGTATCCCCGCCGTAGATACCGATCACACATCAGCTTGTGTATATGCCTTTCCAGATCGCGACGAGTCCAACCCTTGGCCAGGTAGTGGTCTTCGATGACGTGCCAGAACTCCAATTTGCGGGCGGACTCAATAGCCTTTTTTGCAGGGATGCGCTCCCGCGCAATCAGGCTGATGAACTGGCCGAGAAACATCTCGCAGTTACGCCCGCTAAAGCCCTTGGCGGTCTTGTAATAGCGCCGATACTCGGTGCGCTCGATCAGCGGATCGCATTCGACCTGGACGCAGGCGTCCTGGCTGATCAGGCTCCAGAAGGGATCGTAGACCGCTGTCCGGCTCAGCAGCTTGAAGCTTTCGCAGGCGTAGTTCCACAGCCCTTGCAGATGCGGGCAAAGCCCCTCATAGGTGCGACAGCCCATAACCTCCCCGGAGGCCATCCGCGAGCCTTCGGAGAACTGTTGCACCACCGAGTGATGGAAGCGGAATTCGATGCGCCAGACCGTCTCCAGGGGGTTATAGGCTGGGTCGCCATCGCCGAACGGATCGCCGTTCAGAGACGCCCACACACTTTCCCAATAGTCGAGCTTGTCGGTGGCCCGAGCCTGGAGGGTCTTGTTATAGATCGACAGTTGCAGGCCGTTAGCCGAGCCGAACATGTACGTCTCGCCACGTCCGTAGACCGAGGCGTTGCCGTCGAATTCGATCCGCTCGATACCGCTGATTTGTCGCACCCGACGCGAGCGGCAATGCATGCGGTCCACCAGATCACGAGGCGGTTTCCAGCCCTGTACGTCCAGGGCGATGTGCACAGCGGCTTGGTTGGTTTCGCAGTGACTCAGCACGGCAGCGGCCAAATCATCCAGCACACCCTGGAGGATATGCGGGTCGGCGCCGTCGAGGGCGTGGGGCGATACCTCGATCTTGAGGTGCGAGCCAAGGGTATCGACCTTGATGTTGTGATTCTTGATTAGCAGTATCAGACCCATTTCAGCGTTCTGCAGGCGATACTGATACCCGGAGTCGCGACCGATCCGCCCCTTGGACCACTCGTAGCCGGCGAACTCGACCACATCCACCGAGAGGTCAAACAGCGCCATCACTTCCGGGCGCAACTTGCCGTTGTACAACTGTCGCACCGTGTCCACGCCGCACCGCAGGATGCGCACGCCTGACAGGTCGGTGAACGCCCCCGTCATGGAATCAACGAAGAGCCGTCCCTTGGGGGAGTCCAGCAGTTGTCCGTCGGGTTGCAGCAGGAGGCGGTTTTGATGGATCACTTTCTTCATGGTTTCACCTAACAATGTCCATTAATGTCCAAATCGCGGGGTGCTTATCTGACGTGTTACAGGGGCGTCGGCCGCGCCTTCGGCCTATCGCTCATGCCTTGCGCTCCCGGCCGGCGGCGCGGCCCGCCCCTCATGGCGGCACCCCTACCGCCGCTAGCGCCGTCATCACCGTCCACCAGTGATGCAGCGCCCAGCCCATCGCCACCGGAACGAGGAATTCCCAATCGATCATTTGTGCCTCCAGGGCCGCGAGGCATATTCGGAATCGGGGACGATGGTCAGCGGCGACTGGCCCCTGGCCGGTGCGTCTGCGGAGGCGGCAACAGGCGCTGCCGGAGCGATGCTGGCCACCGCGCCGGCCTGCCTCCCGGCACAGGTGACGGTCTGTTTCCAGTCCTCATAGCGAAGCTCTACGACGCACTCGCCCTTGGGCGTCACCCGGTAGCCGGAGCCGATCAGTTGCCAGCTGGTGAGTTCCAGGCGTCGGCCCGTGGGATCCTCCAGGGCGAACATGTAAATGTCGCCCCGCGACTTGCGGTAGGCATGGGCGAGGATGGAGATCCGCCGATCGGCGAAGGGATGGGCGTTCAGATCAACAGGCGCAGCAGTAGGCCCATCAGGTACAAGCCCAGGAGGAAGAAAGCTATTCGCAGCAGGACGCGCTGGAGCAGCCACAGCAGCGGGCGCAGCAGGGGCTTGAGCAGGGTCGCCAGGAGCGTCGGCAGGTGTCGCAGCAGCCGGAGCGCCAATCGTGCGCAGAGGCCCCATATACCAGACAAAGCCAATAGTGCCGGCCAGCAATGCCAGTAGAAGAACCAGCTTAGGCGACCGGAAGAGGCTCTTGCCGGCCTTGGTGTCTTGGGTCTTGCCGGTGGCCGTGGACTGGTAGAGGGCGAAGGTCTGCTTTCGGATCCGCTTGTACTCGATGATGGTGCCATCGGCGGGCGGACGGTTGAGTTGGGCGTCATGCTGGGCCTCCTTGTAGCGGCCAGGGATGCCGATCACCGCGAGGTTGGAATGCTTGTAGGCCATCTCGCAGGTCATGCGGATGTCATCGCGGATGTAGGAGATGTTCGGCGTGGTGAGGACAATGTCCCAGTTGAAATGCCGGTGCCGGGTCCAGGCGTCGAGCCAGCCCATGGGGCGGTCGGCCGCGTGGGCCGCTTCCGGTCCACCGGGGTAGTCGAAGCGCTCGAGGTCTTTTTCCCGCCAGGACTTGGGAAACAGCAGTTGGGTTTCGTCGAAGATCAGGAAGGCCCCGCGGGGCGCCCACTGAAACCACGTGCGCATCTTTTCGAGGTCTTCCAGCGACTCCAGATCGAGGTTGATGATTTCCGCCGTGTTGGGCAGGTCCGGGAAGACCTGATAGGCCCGCTCCAGGGTGAAGCCGCGCACGTTGGTGATGATCACCCGCCCGTCTTTCAGCGCGGGCACGGCGTCATCTTGGATCGCGCCGGAGGTCTTGTAGGAGCCATTGGGGCCGTGGTGGATCTTGATCGACACGGATCACCTCCCAATGAACGGCACGAAGCGCATGCAGAAGCGCGTCGCCGCCGCGACCATGATGATGTTCAGCGCCTGCGGCACGCCGAAGAAGGCCAGCCCCGCCGCAATCGGCCCCGGCAGCGCGGCATACATGCTGCGGATCATCTGCGGCACGCCAAGGCTGTCGATCAGTTCGCGGGCGGCGGTGTAGCTGACATCGATCAGCAGGATCAGGGTCTGGAGCGCGGCGTACATCGACGCCTTGGTGGCGACCACCAGGCCGTCGCGCACGAAGTCATAGATGCCTTGGGCGAAGAAATCCCAGATCCACTGGAAGAAGGCGATGATCTGATCGAGAAAACCGGAGAGCCATTCCATAGGGTCAGTCCTTCAGCAGAATGAGGGCGGCGATCAGCGCGGCCATTAGCAGCAGCGCCACGCGCAGGCTGGAGAGTTGGCCGGCGTAGTCGGAGATACAGAGGGAGTAGGACTTGCCCCAAATGGTCATGGACTCGCAGGGCAGTTGCCCGCCGCCTTCCGCCAGGTTGAGGTCGAAGGCACCCTTCATCTGGTCGACGTTGGCTTTCACCTTGGTCTTGAGTTCTTGCTTGGCGTCCTCGACCTTCTTTTCCCAGGTGGCGATGGCGTCATCCCAGGTGCCGGGCGTGGGCTCCTTGAGTTCGCCGCCGGGGCCTTCGGGGCCGGTGGAGCAGTTCTCTTTCGCCGGGTCGCAGGTGCCGTTGCCATCGCCGCCCGTGCCGCTGCCGTCACCGCCGCCGCTACCATCGCCCCCGCCGTTGCCGTCCCCTCCCCCGCTGCCGTCGCCGCCATTGCCGGTGCTGCCGTCATTGCCCCCGCCGTTATTGTTTCCACCGCCATTGCCATCGCCGCCGCCGTCACCGCCCGGCGTGGTCGGGTCGGTTGGATCCGTGGGATCGGTCGGGGTCTTGACGCAGGTAGTCCCCGACCACGACCAGCCGGGCGGGCAGCCGGGGTCGTTCGGGTCGGAAGGATCGGTGTTCGGAGTGTCGGGCGGGTTCAGCGAATCGCCGGTCTGGGAGAAGGTGTAGGAATCGGCACCGCAATTCTGTCCGGTGCCCTTGAGGATGTAATTGCAGAAGCCGGTCGTGGTGGAGCCTTTGACCAGATAGCAACTGGCCGGGCTGGGATTGCCGCCATACTCACAGCTTTGATAGCAGGCGGTCGGGGCGCCGCCGTCACCGACATAGTTACGGCCTCCCGAGGTAACTACGGGCGAGTCCGGGCCCTTGGCCGGGAACAGTTCGCCTTCCTTGCATTCTTGCGGCTTAGGCTTACACTCGCCGCTTTGATTATTGTATTCAGTGTCATCCTGGGCAGGAGTCACCATACCGGCCTATAGAAGCGCCGACCTCACCAACAAACTCGCCTTTGTCAAAACGTTTCAACGAACAGCTAAATTCCTCATCAGAAATACGCCTCAAAAAATTAAGCGAAAAGCTGTACTCGCCGCCCTGAGACTGAAAATAGGCCAGCACCGCTGAACACCCCTCACCAGGCGAGCCAAACGGCTTGTCACGCAAACGGTCGATGCCATTAACCTGCCACCAAAAGAATTCAGCACTGGCCACGGGATGCCACAACAGCAAGAACAGCAGACCCAGCAGCGGAAGAAGTCGGCCAAGGCCGGAACGTGCGTTGTTACTCATCCAGTCACCCATGAAAAAGCCCCCTGCCGGAAACTCCGGAGGGGGCTTCCGCCTCGGTCTGTTCGGTTAGAAGAATTCGCCGGTCCGGTACCCGGTGATGAAGGCGCCGGCGAAGAACGCCCCCAACCACACCGACCAGAGCACCCGTTACGCCTTGCGCAACATGCTGTAGATCAGGCCGGCAACGGCCAGGATCACCAGGGCGCCGACGATGTAGCCGCCAATGGCCTTCATATCGCCCTGACCATCGGTGATCGCCGATTCCACCGCGCTGGTGTCGATCACCCCGGCGAAGGCCGGCAGCGAAGTCGCGGCAGTGACGGAACCGGCGATGCACAGGTTGCGGAACGAGGCGACCGGGCTGAACTTGGCGATGCGTTGCTTCATTGCTTTCATGGTGTTTCCTCTCTACTTGGCTTTACGAAGAAGTGACGCGACCCAGCCAATCAAAAGCCCCGTCACGAACGATCCCAGGACGCCAGCGGCACCGATGCCAAAGGCTTCCGGGGAGAAACCACCGTTGACCAGGATGTCCACGTATCCAGCGGCCTCGGGCGGAATCAGGTAGGCCTGTTGCCATGCGAGTTCGCGACACGCCATGAAGCCCTCGGGGGTCGAGGTCCACGCGGTACACACCTGCACAGCGACAACGCCTGACATAGCGATCAGTCCTCAAACAGCCAGGGAGGCCGCTAGGCCGTCGATCCAGCCCCAGGCGTAGCCGGTGGCCAGACCTACCGCGAACAGCGAGAGATAGCGGAGCA